CAAAATACATTTGAAAACTTGTCCATCATAAATTTGTACAACTTGATATCTCTCATAGCCACCCATTCTTTGGTTGCCCATGGTTTTTTAGGCATTCGCCGATACGCGTGTTTAACACCCCTCATACTCAAACAATAATTATTTCCGCGGTCGTACCAATCTTTCAAACATCTTTCTAGGTCTTCTTTCGTAGTAGTTTGTCCTTCGAGTGTAGATAGAGCATCATTAGCATGAGATCTACACTCGTTGAATGTGAAGTTGTTCATTTTTGATATGAATATTACAAGGTCGACAGGTGACTTAGGAAAAATTAAAATATATATTTATACTAAATGAATATTTACCTCGAAATACTTTTGCGAGCACTCGGTGTATTCCTCGGCGTTTTCTTCACCGTGAGCTGGGGTAGAAAAAGCAAACCCGCGTGGGACGCGGCCATCATAGTATTGGTCATTGTCCTTGCCCTTTACTTGGCGTTTACCCGAAAGATGGAAAACTACACACCACCACCCATCGTGTATGACATGTAAACTCAGAGCTTACTCAAATATTTAGAACCCACGGTTCGCATGAACCGGTGTTTCTCAGCGCGGCTATCAAACGTGATCTTGAATCCATTTCCGTAATACGGTTTCGGTGGAACTTCGTAGTATTGTTCGAGTTCATCATCCGACTCGTTTTCAACCACGTAGTCCGGATCATCGTTTCGTGTTTTTCGCACTCGTCTCGTTCTCATTATTACTTACTCATGTATAGTAAAATTACTTTATCTAAGTTTAAAGACTTAATGCAATACATGTTTAATGAAGTCTGTCGTAATAGCTTTACCAGGAAACAAATTTTCAGGAGCGTTCTTACGAAATTGGTCAAATGCATTACTGTATCTCACTAACAAAGGATACAATGTACGAATGGTAAACGACTATAGCAGTTTCGTGCCATTTTCTCGTATGAAGACACTCGGGCTAGATAATCTCCGTGGATCTGAACAGAAGCCATTTAATGATGAGATCGATTATGACGTGTGGGTCACCATAGACAGTGACATATTCTTTATGCCGGATCAATTAGAGCGTCTCATAGAAGACACGGATACACATCCTATCATTTCAGGTGTTTATCGAATGATTGACATGAAACACTACGCAGCGGTAAAAACATGGAACATAGATTTTTTCAAGAAAAATGGTACATTTAAATTTTTGCGCGTGGAAGATCTCGAAAGTGCACCTAAATACATGAAGGTGGCATATAACGGAATGGGATTCATGGCAGTAAAACGTGAGGTTCTAGAAAAAATGAAATATCCTTATTTCCATAGGGAATTACAGGTTATTGAAATGTCAGATGGAACTATAATCCGAGATATGTGTTCGGAAGACGTAGCCTTTTGCAAAAATGCGAAAGACGCGGGTTACGATATTATGATAAACACAGAATTGATAGTTGGACACGAAAAAGAACTTGTTATTTAAAATCTGAGAACCATGGGAGGTAATGGCACCTCATCTATACTATTTTCAGAAGACGCATTTGATGATGTTGACGCACCCATTAAATTTTCTAGAAATGAGCGAGTATTAGATATAGGCACAGATACGTCTTCAAACCTAGCCATTCTAGATCTCACCAGATCGCGTTTCATTTGTGTTATTTCCTTTCGAAGAGTCTCATTTTGTTCCATCAGAGCGAGATAGTCATTTGTCAAATTAAGAATGTAATTGTCCCTAACGGTGTCTCCAGATGCATATAATCTTTTCAAATCGCGGCATATTTCTAGATACACGTTTTCTGGTATATCGGTCTTATGTTCATCGATGAGTGTCATTATATTTCGAATTGGATCCATTTTTAATTATTACAAACATATCTTTTATTCCCCTTCATTTTCTAACATGATGCGCAATCTTTCTTCTATGCTTTGTCCATTCTCAGGTAAAATCTCAAACTCCGCGTCTGCAATATCCGGGTCAAATATGTCTCCGTGATTCTCACATAATTCACATACAACACCTTCTCTGGGTGGTTCACCTACCGGGTGATTGTGGACCGGGACAACTTTTTTAACCGCAGCCTTCTTTACGCGAGGCTTTTTATTTGGTACAGAAGGTCCGGGTTCAGAAGAAGTCGTGGCTTCGGTCTGCCGTTGTTTATCGTGTTTCTCACAAACATCCTTTCCTTCTTTTGCGCGACATTTGCACCTGTTTCCACTTGAAGCTGCAATAGCACTGCATTGCACTTTGGGTGCAACCGGCGCCTTCGGCGTTCCCCGCTTCTTTGGTTTCATTTCTTCGCGCATGAGATCGATCTTTTCATGAAGCTGCACATTATCTGCACGAAGTATTTTAACTTCGTCGATGAGCGTTTTAACAAGATCAGTGAGGTATACAATTTCAGCCATTTTTAATGCTTTAATTTATAGTGCAACGGACACTGACTTAGGAATTTTTTTCTTATGGATTTTAATGATCAGTCGACCATTTTCACTCGTACTCATTGAAGCTATACTGATAGGTTTATTGACGCTCGCTATATATACAGGAGTTTCCAAATTAGTAAAAGATACACGAGCGCTCATATTGACAGGAGCACTCGTCCACCTATTTTTCGAGTATTCGCCTTTGGGAAATTTAAATGAAAGGTATTGTAAATATTTATTAAAAGCTTGATTTGAGTTCTAGGAGAGCTTCTACTACCAAACCTTCATCTAAATGTGTTTTACAAAAACCACACTTAGATGATTTGTGCCAACAATCTGGATATCGACACTTAGGTCTCGTCTTCATCACTGTCAAGGCTGCACTTTCTTCGCTTTCTTGCGGGTTCGTCTTCAAGTTCTTCAGTCGAAGATTCATAATCACGAATTTCACCTTCTTCTGTTTCCGACTCGGACTCGGACTCGGACTCGGACTCGGACTCGGACTCGGACTCGGACTCGGACTCGGACTCGGACTCAGTTTCCGTACCATATTCACCTTCACTTGGGTAATAAACACGTGGTAAAAGGTCTTCGAGCGTCTTCCAATCAACCCAATCGGTCAATTCATTGTGCTCAATGAAATTCTTGAAATCGAGTTTATCTCGGATACCCCAAGTGTTCTTGGCAATCGGAGACCAATAGGCATAGGAGTCATTATCAATTTCAGCGGGGTAAAGGTAAACGTCTTGGTTATCGTCGATAGCGGCGGATCCTTCTCTCACCATCTCACAATAAATGTCATACATGTGTTCAAGAAGACCATCATTCGACACAGAAGCGTCTTCAACGAAATTTTCGTGACCAAACGTCAAAAAATGAACTTGGCCGTATGACGCATACAACTTTTCCTTCATTATACCCATGTAACACAGGAAATCCCGACTGTTATTGGGTACCAAATTGCGCGGAAAGTTTTCTGCGCGAAGACCCCACACTTCAGTCTCTACACCAGTCATTCGGGTCATCAAATCATCCAAATAGGACAATCTGTTCAGTGACGCGCAATGCTTAACAAGTTCGGTGCTCAGGCTCATTTTCTCGTGATCTATATCATTTACGTTTGATTTGTTTAAGTGTGTTATTAAAAGTCAATTCTAGATGCAAGTCTACCAAATGTTCTCATCTTAAAAATACGCTCCCGCTCCTTAAAATCACGACATCTTTCTATAATTTCGTGAAGTCGAACTTGTGCTTCCATGAGTTTATCATCGTGTATAAATTCGGCGTGTCTCACAGTAGGACTCCATGTGTCAAATTTACTGTAAAAACGCTCCTTTTCAATATTCCGATTTTCAATTTCTTTGTATCGTTCAATTTCAGAACAGCACATCATGTATTCATTCATGCGCTCGTTTAAAGTTTGAATTTTTAGTTCATGCATTCTCATTTTAACGAGATCAATAGCTGGATCATACATTGAAGAGGGTTCTTCTCCGTAAATCTGATTGACTCGAAGAGTTTTCAATATTATACCCAGATCTCTGAGCCCCATTTCGTAAATGGAGTGTGTGGTATTTTTTTGGTGCATCCGGACACCTTGTCTCTTGTTGGATGACGGTTTTCCAAATTTTGATTTGGACGTCTGTACAGAGAGAATTCGTGGCTTGGCAAAATGCGAGGCGGAAATCATGGGTCGTGCAACCATCTTGCATCATATACTGACTATTCCTTTATAAGCCTTTGGAAATTCAAGTGTAACCTCTTCACCTGCCTCGTTTATGGCAGTGACTATTTCGTATCTTTCTTTGATATGTTCCGTTTTAAGATCGTATTTTATTGTCTTAGGTACGAAAATATTAAACAATCTATCGTATAGACTCATTCTTCTTTATTTCTACTGAGATGTTCTTCTTCGAGCTTTTTCTTCTCACTTTGAACGACTCGCAAAAATCTCTTTGGGTGTTCTGTAAAATTAGACCACCTAAAATCGTCAATTGAATATTCGATATATTCCGGGATATGTGCCGTAAACACAATTAACCCTTTGATAACTTTGTAGGTCCAAGTAGTTGCAAGTGCGTAACAGAAAGCTCTTGGGTAAAGCCACCACATTTATGTGTTTATCAACCTCTTTTTTTATCTAACTTAAATACAAGATGAATCTTCACGAAGTACCAAAGAAAGTCCAGTACATAACAATAGATTCAGAATTCGTAAATGGGTCGAATAATACATTTACGATTGACTTTTCTTTAGATTCAAACGTACACATGGAAGACATGACTAAAGTTATAGGATTTAAAATAGTCGATTTCTATGTTACACAGATAGGTGAAAATGACACGACAGGTAGCACGAATGTATCCAAGTATGTAGATGTCATTTGCGAAGACATACCCAAAAGAGCCCAAATATTGGACGAACGAAATGGACAGATACTCGCTAGAATACCATTGGAAAGAAGCTTCTCCGGTAGTAATTCATTCATACTTAGAGACAAACAATGGAGATCATTTAACAGAGAAACGTCGCTATTTAACCCAATATCGATACAGAAGACAAATTTCAGGTTGTACGAATCACAGGGTGACGGAGATTATGAACTATTAAAACCAAATGTATCATTTTACATGATAATAGAAATCACTACCATAGATGTCAAAGAAAAACCTAGAAACAAAGAAATTCAAATATTACAGGCATTAGATCGACTCATGGACAAGATAGATGATCTCAATCACAACGTCAAAAAACTACCTGACGCAGAAGACTTGGAGAAAGCTAGAAAGGAAACAAAAAAATACCCATTTAGCTATCTCATAGTTTTAGTTATATTGATTTTAGGTGGTGTTTATTACATTACTTCAAAACAGTCTCCCCCTCCTCAACCTTCTTTTTAGTTCTACGAACAACCTTCTTCACAGGCTTCGGCGTTTCTTCAACTGGAACTGGAGCTGGAGCTGGAGCTGGAGCTGGTTCAGCCTTCTTGGCTGGAGCTGGTTCAGCTTTCTTGGCTGGAGCTGGTTCAGCTTTCTTGGCTGGAGCTGGAGCTGGAGTGCTATCGAGTTCATCAACCAAACGCATCAACAATCCATACACATGCTTCTTGTTGATTCGAAGGGTCTTCATCTCATCGCGAATTTCTTGTCTGAGAGCTTCCATTGTAATATACATAAAGGAAATATTATCTTTAAATGTAATGCTCGTCATAGGCCCAACTCTTCTGAGTGGAATCGGTCAACATGCAAAAAAGTATACCGAACTCTTTCCTGACTGGAAATACGTTCAAATAACAGAAAATATACCCACGTGTGAGAGAGCATTTATATTTGCATTACCAATTGATTTCTGGTTCAAAAAGATCCCCGAGCTCAAGCAAAAAATAAAACACCTTCACTGTATGACTGTGTGTGAAACCGAAACGGTACACGAAGATTATGGAAAACTATTTGAATTCTTCGATCGAATCGCGGTACCAAGTGAGTTTTGTAAGAAAGTTCTTTCGAGGCAATTTCCAAATACTAAATTCTATGTCGTTCGAGCACACATTCCACATAAGGATGTATATACGTTTTATCACATTGGAAATATCATGGATCAACGAAAAAATTTTAGAGACATTCTAGAAGCATTTGTTCGCCTGAATAAACCTGATTCAAAACTCATAGTAAAAGCTACATGTAATCAGCCAGTCAAAATAAACTTACCAAATGTCGAGGTGATAAACGGTCTCATATCGGACGAGGAAATGGATAAAATACACAGAATATCAGATTGTTACGTGAGTTTTTCCAATTCAGAGGGTGTAGGTATGGGTGCGGTAGAAGCGGCAATGCGCGACAAACCTGTGATCGTCACAAATTATGGGGGTGCACCCGAATATGTGAAAACACCTTATACGATTGATTGTGAACTTCAAGAGTTGCAGAATGACGACTTCTTGTTTAAGAAAGGTATGCAATGGGGCAAACCAAACAAAGAACAACTCTTGGAGTTCATGAATGATGCGTATGAAAAACGATTGAGACACATGGATCATTCACACACAAAACATCTAGTTGGGAAAGAACACGTCTCACAGCAATTCATCAATGATGTAATTGGTAAGGAGAACAATGAGACCCGTGAGAATAGCACCTGAGGCAATGGCACCCTTTTGAGCTATCAACATGGACACGATGTCATCAATAAACCCAAT